AATATGGGTTTGATACATCAAGGTAACGTGAGTAGCCTCCTTTATAAATTCGAACATTCCTCCTTGCAACGATGCTCCATGAGTCGGACATTGCCGAATTTAGGGAGAGAGATTTGAATAATTTTTAAAGGGTTTATTATGCTCCATTGTTACATTAGGGTACGAAGTTACAATAAATAAATGATATTGTCAAGCGTTAATTTTATAAAGGTGTAAATTTATTTGTATATGTAAAATAAGTTTACTATGTTTGCAATCTAAACCAAACCAAAACACTATGAACATTACACAAACCATTAGCGAGGGCGAAACCTACGAGGTAATAGCCCACGCACACATCTCAAAAGAACATTTCGAACTAGAATCTTTGATGTACCACTGCAAGACATCTATGAATGCAGTAGACATTACTGACTTTATATGCGACTACCTTAGTGTAGATGCAGTCAATGAACTTGAACAAACTATTATTAACCAACACAACTAAACACTATGGGACAGATGAAAGAATTATTTATAGCCATGAGAGAATCATACGCAGAGAGTAGCAGGATACAGAGAGAGATGCACGAGAGATCATTAAATAAAGAACACCAATTCACTATCCTCAAGACCAAAGATGTTAAACCTAAAGACAAAGAAGATGGACTTAAGAAGTAAAGATGCAATAGAAAGCAGTAAGCAACACGATATTAAAATGGGTAATATCCTTATAGCAGAATTTATGGGGTGTACTCATTTAGTGTATACTTTAAAAACATCCCAATATCAGATTAGTCAAGGCACTTTTGAGTTAGATGAACTTAAATACCACACCTCTTGGGATTGGCTGATGCCTGTGGTACAGAAATGTAGACAAGAGAACCAATTAGAGTATTTTGATAGGGTATACTATGCCCTTGAAGAGTGTGATATAAACGTTACATATAAAGCAGTAGTAGAATTTATTAAAAACCAAAACAACTAAGACAATGAAGACTTATAAAATAAAAGCGAGTAAACTACTTGCATATTTCTTTCAAGACAAAAAAGACTTCGTAAATATGGGAGTAGCAATTCAAGAAGCCCTAGTAACGACAGATGATGAGATAACATTCTCATTAGACATCTTAGCCACTAGGTTATGCTCAGTACCTACGTACTACCTAGAAGACTTTGATGGGGATGAGTATGAGGATGTAGATGGGAGTCAATTAACAATCATAAACGACTAGGACAATGAGAGTAATAAACGAACGTAAAAATTTGATAGACTTTATATTAAATTTTGCACAAGATGAGTATAGCACTAAAGAAGATTTGTATAATTTATCTATTGAAACAATAGAGCAACTTCAAATTAGAGTTAAACAAATCAAGGAGTACTATAACAATATAGAACCAAACCAAAACAACTAAGACTATGGGATATTATAGCGAGGTGTACATAGCAGTACCAAAGAAAGATGAGGCAGAGTTAGATGCCATCATGAATAAGCACGACCTATTAGAGAGTGAGGATGAATATGGGGATAATAGGTTTGAGAAAAGTAACCACAGAGAGTTTGTAATATACGAGGCATCTCGTCTGAAGTGGTATGAAGAGTTTAAGGATGTACAAGAGATAAATTCATTTATAGAAATGGGCGAGGAAGATGGTAGGATAATGGTGTGTGTAGGAGAGAATGACGAAGTACACTCACACATAGGAGATTACTGGGATGTTTTTAAAGTATACACTAAAGTAGAAGTAATATAATATGGCTAAGATACACATAAACAATTCAGACTATATGGAATTTATATCTGATATAGCACACATGATGGTAGAACAAAGTTTCAATATAGAAGATATATGGAATGATGGAGAGTACCAAGATGAAGCCCAAGATTACTTCAATGATAAGTATGATGAGGTAGAGGGAATGATTAACAAAACACTAAAGGTATATAGCAATGAGGTATAACGCAACAATCAAGTGGCTTGATAACGGAGACATCCAAGACAATATGATTCTTAAGATAGGAGATATTGAGGATGATGATGATGATATATTCTTCTACCTAGAGAGTGAGAAGGAGATTGAATCCTTTAAAAAGAAAGGCTCACACGAGTGGGTAATCATTAACATAGAGAAAGAAAGCAATGAGTAGTAATGAATTTAATATACTGAGGATACAAGCCTTAGAGAAAAGAGTTAAAGAACTAGAAGAAGAACTTAAACAAATTAAAGATGCAGAATCAAGTAAAGACAATTGATGTTGACCAGATCTGGATGGAGGGTAAGGAAAACCCTTGCTCTACATACATTAAGTACACTAAGGTTGAGAAGAAATACATAAAACCTATTGAGGAAAATATTTTAGATATATCTAAAAGTCGTATATTGAAAAAAGAATTTGACAAATCATTTAGTGCTTATAGTAGGAGAAAGAAAATTTACGCTATAATTCGTTACGTAGACCTACTAGATAATGATGAGCTTAATTACCTTATGTCTAAGGAAATGACTGAGGAACAATTTTTATTAGAGGTAGATGAAATACGAACAAGAAATTATAGCAAACTTGTTAAGAGAACAAGGAATAAACCACAAGATGAATGGGAGGATAAAGCCTTCTAAACATCCATACATTAAGGCTGTAACTAAATGTCTTAGAGATAAGAATATTAAATACAAGTACTTTACTGACTCAGAAAATATAGTAGTATTAAGTGTTAACGATGTAGAACACATTAATATTAAAGAGTGTATGATAAGCCCAAATAGTAATGGCATCACTATCATATCTTTCTACTCTACCGAAGATGAACAAAAAGCATACGATTACCTATTATCACTACAGAGCATTGTAAAAAATATATTCCCAGTACATTTAAATTACGAAATACTGGGTTTTAGTTAAATATTTTTACTAAAAGTGTTGCAGTAGTAAAATAAGTTTACTATATTTGCATATATAAAGTTAATTTAATCAAACCAAAACAATGGAGAAATCAGAAACAATTGGCAACTTAACCCTTGCCTTATCGAAAGTGCAGGCTCAATTAAGACCTGCTAAAGAAAACTCAAAGAATCCTTTTTTTAAATCAAGCTACGCTGACTTAGGTTCAGTATGGGATTCAGTTCGTAAGCTACTTGCTGATAACGAACTATCAATCATTCAAATGCCTACAGATATTGGTGGGCTAACAACAATCTTATCACATTCAAGTGGAGAGTTTATCTCATCTACTATGTATATTCCATCTAAGGAAGATGCTCATGGTGTTGGTTCAGCTATCTCTTACGCTAGAAGATACGCACTTGCATCTTTTGTTGGTGTAGTTACTGGAGATGATGATGGTAATGGTGCAGTAAAAGGTAATACAACTACCACAAGAAAATCTACATCTAAGCCTAAATTGTCAGACAATCAATACAAAGCTATGGTTAAGGCTATAGAAGATGGTAAAGGTGCTGTTGTTCAGCAGAAAATGAGTGGTTATACTCTTACTAAATCTCAAGAAGAAAATCTAGGGAAATTTATAAAGATTGCTAATACACTTTCGTAGTGAACTTAGATAGCTTTATAAAGAAGATAGAGGATGACTCTTTCTATTACTCCGACTACGAGTTTGTTACGAACTCGCAGTTGGGGTTGATAAAGAAAGATGTACGTACCTACAAACTTATGAGGGACAATCCTCATTTGAGAACGGAGACTTTCCCTATGATCTTTGGGAGAGCATACCATGTAGCTATGTTAGAACCTAACGAGTTTAACGACAAGGTTAAGGTATTTGACTCAGCTACAAGGACTACTAAAGGATATAAAGAGTTTAAGGCAGAGAACTCTAAAGCACCCACTATCATTCTTACCAAGGAGTACGAACAAATAATGCGTATGCAGGATGTGTTGTTCTCTCATAAAGAAGTTAGAGATTTGCTTGTATCTGAAGGAGAAAGAGAGATAGCTAACGCTTGGCAGGATGATGACACTGGTGTGTTCTGTAAAGGTAAGGCTGATTATCGTAATGGTAAGACACTTATTGACCTTAAAACTACTGGAGATGGTAGCTTACATGGTTTCTCAGGTTCTTGCAGAAAGTATGGTTACGATAGACAAGCAGCATTTTACTCAGATGGTTTTGGATGTGATGAGTTCATATTTATAACACAAGAGAAGACTATGCCTTACAACGTGTCTATATTCTATGCAGGTAAAGATTTTATGGATAGGGGTAGAGATGAGTACAAGTACCTACTCGACACCTATAGAAGATTTTTTATAGATAACGAAGAGGTTGTTGAAGAACATTTAATAACAGATACGTTATGAATTTAAAACAAATATTAAAGGAAAGAGGCATTACTGTCATATTCCTTTCAGAAAGAATGGGGTTAAGCCGACCTACCCTATATAAGTACATAGACAATCCAAGTGAGTTTAAAGTTAAACACTTACTAAAGATTGCTAAGTATTTAGAATTATCAGAAAGAGAGGCACTTATTAATTATTTCATTTAAAGCTAAACGCTATGAGTAACAAGACAGAAAAAATTTACATTGGAAACGGAGTAGAAAAGTTCGATGGGGACTTAGTAAACTTCTCATTAAACCTAACAAAATTAGGTACAGATGCTAAGGACTTTATGTTCGAGTATAACGGAGATAAATACGTTAAACTAAAGGTAGTAAAGAAACGTGGTGGTGCTGATGAGTACGGAAAGACTCACTATGTAGAGGTTGATACCTTTAAGCCTGAAGCTAAGACTACAACGTCAAAGGCAGATGACTTACCATTTTAAGATATGATTACAGAGGGGTGTAAAAGCCCCTCTTTTTTTACCTAAACCAAACCAACGCTATGAGACTAAGAGTATCCGACAACGACATAATCAATATAGACAACATTGATTTTATAGAGATGGATGGTAGGTATATACTATTCCATTCTAAAGGTATTGTATATAAATCTATATACAACAACGAATTTGAATCACAAAGTACATTTAATAATATAGACAACTACCTTGCTGTAAAAGATGCTAGGTTTACTAGCGAACAAGCAGATAAAGATGAGGATGAGAGAAAGTCTAAAGGTTTTGATATGTTCTGGTCTATGTATGACAAGAGGGTAGACCAAAAAAATACTAGAGTATCCTTCATGAGGTTAACCCTTGAGGATATGGGTAAGGCTATTAATGGAGTTAAGAATTACGTAGAGTCTACACCTGATAAGAAGTACAGAAAGAACCCTAGAACTTGGATAAACCAACGAGGATGGGAGAGCGAGATAGTTCTTAGTGAGGATGCTAAGAAGAAAATAAACCGATACATACAACCAAAATACGTAACTGATGACAGATAATATAGACATGGAGAAGAGGTTGCTTGGTCGTATAATGTCCTTGCCAAAAGAATACTATAATAATCACAGCCTAATGACTGAGGGTATGTTTACCGATCCTCTTAATAGAAAAATATATAGGGTAGTAGCACAACGATTAGACCTAGGAGAAAAGGTAGACTTAGTTATACTTAACAAGTTGGTTAAAGATTCTTTAGCTACGTATAGATTAGCTGAGTGTTACTCGTTAGACTTCACTCACTACAATACAGAACACATGATTCTTTTCTTATCGCAAGAGGAGAAGAAGATAAGATTAAAGAAATTAATTGAGATAACTAATAATAAACTAAACAAGGATGAAGACTTGTTTGAGATATTAGATTACATAGAGACAGAGCTTAAGCCTATATCAGAGGTTAGGGGTAGTGATATACCTGATATTAAGAAACAACTTAAGGTATTGCATGATGATATACAAAAAAGAATGTCATCAGATGATATGGTTGGTGTACCTACTGGGTTTCAATCAATAGATAAGTTTACTGGTGGTTGGCAAGAGACTGACTTTATAGTTATAGGTGGTGCTTCATCTATGGGTAAGACATCACTAGGTTTAGCGTTCTGTTACAATTGCTCTAAGGCAGGTATACCTTCGGCAGTATTTTCATACGAGATGGGGGATACTCAGTTGCTACAGAGGTTAGTATCTTTAGAGAGTTCAGTTAATAACAGATACATCATGAAGGGTACGCTTGAGAACGATGAGTTGGCTAGGGTAGATACTGCTATAGGTAAGCTAGAAAGGACTGAGTTGTATGTTGATGAGTGTAAGGACTCCTCACTTAGATACCTACTCAATAAGATACGTCAGTACGTCATCACAAAGGGTGTTAAGTTTGTGTTGGTTGATTACCTTCAGTTAGTTAAGGGTAGTGGGCATTCTAGAGAGCAAGAGGTAGCGTTGGTGGCTCGTGAACTTAAGAACATAGCCAAGGAATTAAACATAACAATCGTAGCGTTATCTCAGCTTAGTAGAGGTGTCGATAGACGAGAGGGTTCAAGACCTACGCTATCTGATCTTAGAGAGAGTGGAGAGATAGAGCAGGCATCAGATATTGTTATGCTTGTATATAGACCAGAATACTATGGTATTATGCAGGATAATAATGGTAATGCTACAGAGGGATTGGTTGACCTTATCTTTGCTAAGGGTAGGAATATAGGTACTGGAACTTTACCTCTTAGGTTTGAGAAGGAGTACACTAGGTTCAGTGACCCTACAGATTATGGTAACGACTATAAGCCAGTTCAAGGTGTAGAAACATCTCAAGCCTTCTAAGTTATGGAGTGGGATTTTGAGACTACATCTAACTTTATAGTAGGGTGTGTATTTATACTTTGGTTTATTAATAAAATTATAAGAGACATATGAAAATAGGAATAGCTAACGCAATAGAAGAAGCAACTAATCATTTTGATGAGTTAAATATAAGCGAAGATGAAACTATAATAATTCAAAAGTTATTTGAGTTTGCTTACGAGTATAGGAATGTAGAGTTTATGAGTATTGGAACGAGAGAAAGAAATATTGTAGAGACTAACGCTTGTTTATCTAACATTATATTAAAACACTTTCCCTTTCCTTTAAGAGTAATATGTTCAATATTCAAGAAGCATCACTCTAGTGTAATACACTATAGAAAGCTACACGATAATTGTTTAGTACATGATAAGCAATACCTTAAGCTATTTAAAGCATTGAATGAAATGGTTAGAGATCTTTTGTTAGATGCTAAATCTCATGATGAGGTCTTGTTAAAAATTGGTAGTAGTAAATCATTTAAAGATGATCTTATATCTGAATTAAAATTCACTATCACATCGCTAAAAGTTATGAATAGTAAACTTAAAGAGGAGTTGTATATTATTAAAGAAAAAGAGATGTATGAAAAAAGAAATACACCATGCGACAGTATACTATAAGTGGAGGACAATTAGGGTGAGTAAAGGTATTGAGGTTAAGTCTAAGAAGTGGAATGAAGCTAATCATGAGACTTGCGTTACAGACTTAAAGCCTTCAGAGTTAGAGAAAAACAAAAGATTCCTAAACTCTTTAGGCTACAAGCACAAGTCTAAGGTTGGTATAGAAATAAAGATAACCAAAGTTGTGAGTCATAGATACCTATGTATGTCTCATGATGTTTACTAAAATATATATGTACTACAAAGGAACTTTAACAGACTTAAACTCTAAGCAATCTAATGGACAACCTATGTCCGTTAAGTTTCGAGACAAATCTGTATTCGAGGTATTAACTCACTTTAGTATGATGATAGAAGATTGTAATCTGAGTGAGATTACTATAAAGATAAAGAGGGATAAGTTAAAGATCTTAGATCATAACAAACAAAAGCCTCATTACAAAGACTTATAAGTGAGTACCATACTTGAGTTGGGCATAAATTGAAAAGTCCTAACAGGGGTGTTAGGCAAGTCAGTGTCAAAGGTAGAGCTTAAGTCACTCTACCCTTGGCTTTGAAATAATAAAGAAACAATTATGATTCAAAACATTATAATTATAATATCAACTGTGTTATCTTTATCAGTAATTATGAATGCATTTACTAATAAAAAATAATTACTATGGATATGTATTGCGAGAAATGTGACAACAAGGTAGAGGTTACCAAGTTCACTATTAAAATAGTTAATGGAG